CCCCCGTTGCCCGTATAGCGTGGCGGGAGGGGAAGGACCCGAAGGGGTGGGGGTGGTTCCGGCATCGACGGACGTTTGCGGCGACGGCCGATGCCGGGTTCCAGCAGGCCGGGCGGCGGTGGAACGCAAAAACGCCCGGGCGGGGGTTCCGTCCGGGCGTTCTTAACCGTTCGGCAACTCTGTCAAGAGGGCTGCGGAAAGTCAAGAGATTCAAATCTCAAGCCATGGCGTTTTCGGAACGCTGGGATTCCGTACCTCATGCGCCAGAAGCCGGCCATCGGCGCTCAACCGCAGCCGCAGCGCATCGACAGCCTCCCACCACAGCAGATAAATGTTGTTGATAAATTCGATCCAGCTCAGCTCCGGCACCCAATCGACCTTGCACGAGCCATAGTCATGGTTCTTGTCCCACCGCGCATACTCGCGGATGGCGCGCCCCCGCCCATCGAGTATCGGATATGGCCTGGGCAGCAACCCGGTCCATTCCGGCGGATCGCCGCGCCGCGCATGCTCGATCACCATGATCTGCATCGGCCGCTCCAGCTCGCGCATCAAGGTCTCGTGCACCGTCTCGGCATCGGGGTGCAGCTTGGTCAGCCCGTAATTGCCGCCGCCATCGACCCGCACGCCCAGCCGCTCGATGCGCTCGACCGCAGCACAGCCGCAGCCCGACACGCCCTGCCATTCGACGCCATCGAGTTCGGCTTCCTCGCGCAGCATGCCCTGCCCCAGGCCGATCACCACGTCCGCTTTCTGCAGCCGATAGGTCCACACCAGCAGCTTGTCGATCGCCATCGCCTCGACCACCCGCTTGGCCGATTCCACCCGCGGCACGGGCCGTCCGATCATCGCTGCCATCATGCCCCGCTCCCCCCATCCTTCACCGGCAACACCCGCTGCCGCGGCCCGTCGACCCAGCCCCAGCCATAGGCCGCGCACAGCGCCTCGCGCTGCGCCACCACCCGCTCGGCGGCCTGATGCTCCGCCGGCCCATGCGCCAGCCTTCGCTTCTGGCTGATGAAGCACCGCATCATTTCGTCGAACTCGCCCTCGCGCAGCGCCAGCACCGGATGCTCTCCGCCCCGCGCTACGGCCTTCCGTGCCTTGCCCATCATCAGGGTGCGCAGCTCGAACTGCACTTCCGCATGCAGGCCCTTGATCTTGGCCTCATGCTCGCGCTCCCAGTGGGAGACCAGCTTCAGCGCCGCATCGCGCGCCTGATAGTGCCGCTGCAATTGCGCCTTGTAGAAATCCGAGGCCGCGACGCTCATGCCCGTACCCCTTGCCGAGCATTCGGAAGCAGCGGCCGGTCGGGGTACAGCCCGCAGCCATGCTCGCGCGATACCAGCTCGACGAACGCCTTCGCTTCCTCGTGCCCGTCCATCTCGGGCGTGTAGGCGGCCGTCATGAGCAATGTCGCGCTTTGCGCATCCCTGCCGTAGTGGGTTTGCAGCAGGCCCATCACTCGTTTGTAGGCCAAGTTTTGGTCCGCTTTCTTGACCGTTTTCGCACCGATTCTGATGCCGGTTTCTGCACCGTTTTGCCCACCGTTTTGCGCATTGATTTCGGGCCCGTTTTCCACCTGGTATCCGGCCTGCCGCAAGGCGCTAACCGCTTGATTTCCCTGCAAACCGCCCCGTTTCGCCCCTCGCGCGCGTACCCTCTTTCGTAGAGAAGTCGAAGAAGAAGAGGATGATTCTAAAAGAGATTCGGAAGGGGAAAGGGGGTGCAGGGGGAAAGGGGATTTCGTAGCCCCGTTCGTAGCCTGTTTCGTAGGGCTGTTCGTAACCACTTTCGTAGGGGTGTTCGTAGCCGGTTCCGTACCCCCATCCGTAGCGCTGCCGTAGCGCGTGGCGACCGAGCGCCGCGCCTTTTCCGAGCGCATGCCCTCTTCGGCCATGCGCCGGTTGAAGATCACGCCCTCGTCGGTGACGCTGGCGGCGCCCAGGCGCAGCAGCTCCGCCAGGCAGCGCCTGGCCTCGGCTTCCCTGCAATTGCCCAGCTGCGCCACCTGCCAGATCTCCGGCTTGACGCCGTTGACCAGCAGGAAGCCGCGCGGCGTCGCCACGTCCATAACGGTCAGCAGCTGCGCCCACAGCCCGCGCGACGCCAGCGAACACGATTGCAGCTCGATATCGGCCCGCCACTCGCGCCCGAAAAATTCGAAGCCACCCTCACCCTTGGCCACGGCAAGCCCCTGTCTCGAAGGATCCATCGCCCACCGAGGCGGCAATGCGCGCTTTCATCGCACGCACCAGTTCCTCGACGTCGGGCAGGCAGGCCTCGTAAAGCGCTACCGTCGCCGCATGCCTTTCCTTGAGCCGCCGGTCGACCACCCGCACCGCATGCAGGATGGTGGTGTGGTCCTTGTCGATCGCCGCCGCGATGCGCGGCAGCGACAGCCGCCAGCAATGGGTGCGCGCCAGATAGCACAGCATTTGCCGCGGCCACGATTCGCGCCGGCCGCGGCGGCTGTTGCGGAAATCGGCGACATCGATGCCGGCGTGCCGCGCCACGACGGCCATCATCGCCCCCAGCATTTCGCGCTGCGGTGATGATTCCTTCTCGCGCAGCGCTCGGCGGTCGCGACGCTCGCGGGCGATCTCCTCGCGGACCTGCGATCGGCTCTTGAGCTGGGCGATCTGCCTGTCCTGCTCTTCGACCAGGGCTTCCAGCATCGCGACCCGCGCCGTCAGCCGCGCCGTGATCGAATCGCGGCGGGGCGGCGGCGGGCGCGCACCATCGACGATCGGATGATTCGGCACCTTGCCGTCGTAGATGCACACCATCACAGCAACCTTTTCTGCCGGCCCGACTCGGGCAGCCCCGCCGGCATCGCATCCGGCAGTTTCGTGGCCGGCATTTCATCGCTCGGCCGATGCGCAAAGCAGTACCAGTCGCCCGAGCCGATCTCCTTGGTGCAGCCATAGCCCCACGACGCCCAGGCGTTGCAGCCGGGATGCGCGTCGGAAATGCCGGTGCTGGCCCCGCCGCCGCCGGCGAAATTGTCGACCACGATTTCTCCAGGGCGCAGCATCACGCCGCCTTCCCGTCTGCCCGCTCGATGCGGCTGGCCAGCAGGCGCAGGTAATGTGCGGCGATGGTCGGGCCAGCGCAGGCGCGCAGCTGCAGAGCTGCGGCGATCGCCAGGCCCTGCCCGACCACGGCGTCGGAATAGACGCCCAGCCCGAGCTGCGCGAATTCCGACATCTGCCGCGCCGCCGCGGCGACCTGGTCGGGATCGCACTCGGCCACCAGCCCGACCGACGAGGCGACCTCGCGCATGGCGTTGAAGCCGCTCACTGCACATCCTCCGCCACGGTGAAACCAACACCACGCGCGGCATGCTGCAGGTCGACCGGCTCGCCCTCGAACGGCCGGCCCCATTCATCGGCCCGGCGCTGGTGATCGCCACGCGGATGTTTCTCCCGGTCGAGCCACCACTTGCTGCTGCCGGCATTGGCATTGGCGAACGGCCGGAACACCAGCCCGACTTTCGGCTCGGCATCGAGCCGCGAGATCATGCCGGCGTCGGAGAAGAAGCCCCAACCCTTGCGATAGGGCCCGTGCGCGAACAGCGACCAGCTGGTCGGCGCCCCACCCTCCACCAGCACGCGATGGAAATCGCGGCCCGTCAGGAAATAGAACAGGCCCGGCCGGCGGCGGCGGTAGGATTTGCGCATGCCCTCGGCCGACACGCCGTTGAAGCGCTCTTCGACATAGCCCGCGCACAACTGCCAGGCGAAGGCGATATCCCACGGATGGTCATGCACGCCACGATCGGGGTCGGAGCGCAGGTAGTGATGCAGATAGACCGCGCCGCCGCCGAAGCGCGGCACAAAGCGCGGGATCTCGAACAGGAAATAGCGCTCGAACAAAGGCGCCATCACGTCGCCGCTGCCGACATCGGCGGACTGAATGCGCAGCGGCCGGAAACCCGCAAACCAGTGCAATGCCTGTCTGATCATCGCGCCACCAGCCCTTTCTTCCGCATGTGGTCAGCCACGGCGCCAAGAGCTGTCGCGACATGCTTCGCCGCTTCCTGCGCCACGCGCACCGCCTCATCAGCGATTTTCTGCGCCTGCTCGATCTGCGCCTTCAGCGCCGCCAGTTCGGGGTCGACCCGCAACGGTCCATAGGCCGCCTCGCGCACCTGCTGCACCCAGGCCCAGGGCAGGTCGAGTTCGCGGCCGATGGTCTGGTCCGAGGCGCTGTCGAGATACAGGCCCTTGGAATCGTCGAACAGCGCGTCGAGCTTGGCGCGGATGCGCGCTTTTTCCTCCGGCGACGGCTTGCGCGCCGCCGGGTTGATGTCGTTCACCGCCGAAAGTTTCACGACGTTTTCTCCTTTCTTGACGGCTTTCCGTTGCGCCGCCTCATCCAGGCATTTGGGGCAGATGCATTGGCGCTTCTTGAACGCATCGGCCGACCAACCGTGGTTGGCGGCGAAGCGGGCGTAGGATTCTGGATTGTGCTTGCTGGCGGCGTTGATGGTGATGTCTTCATGCGCGCCGCATTGCGCGCACCACCAGCGCGCGAAGGTTACCGGCCGGCCCGCGCGCACCGTCGACTTGATCTCGTAAGCCAGCCCCAGCGCCACAACCACAATCCTCTCCGCCAACACGCGAGAACGGCAGCGCCGCCGAGCGCTGCCGCGTCAGATCATTCGACGAAGCCGTAGATCGGCTCGATCTTCAGGTTGAGCGTGTTGGCCACGCCGTCTTCGGCCTTGGCGGACTGGCTGCCGCCGGCCTGCACAGTCACCACCACCGTCGGCGGGAACGCCGACAGGGCGTCGATAATCAGCGCACCGGCGCGCTGCCGGAAGCCTTCTTCCGGCTCGACGCACGCATTGCGCTCCAGCTCTGTTTTCATTTTCGCAGCCACCGCATGCGGCTTACCCATCCCATAAAAAGACCAACTCATATCTGCCTCCTTGGTGTTGAAGATCGTTAAGCCAAAACTCACCAGCGCCGGCCGGTCTGCAGCAGCTGCCCGCGCCGGCTGGACTCGCGCTCGGCTTCCATCAGCGCCTGGTTCCTGGCCGAGCCGGCGACGTAGCAGCGCGCCTTGTGTTCGGCGCAATAGGAGAAGCCGCCGATTGACGGCTTGCCGCATTTCTCCGCGCCATTGCTGTCGTCGGCGGCGATGAACTGGCAAGTGGCGAACGGCGGCACGATTGCCATGCGCCGCGGTGGAATCGGCGCGCTCACGACACCGCTCCCTGCAGCCGCTCGATCGCCGCTTCGTATTCGGCGATCGCCTGCTCGTGCTTCAATCGCTCGATATCGCCTTCCGACTGGTCGAGCAGCGCCTTGCGCGTGATGATCCGCCCACGCAGGCACGACACCATCACCGTCGGGCTCAGGTCGAAAACTCCCGCAGGGAGTGCGAGTGCGCGCGGGGCTCGTGAGGGTTGGCTTGGCCGGCCACGACCAACCCCAAGCCCGAGCCTCATGGTCGGAGTATCGGGATGAAAATAAAGTGTCATTGCCGCTCTCCCCGAAGTTCAGCCAGCGCCTCTTCCAATCGCTTGCCGTAGACATCGAGCGCGAAGTTGACGTAAGCCGCACCCGCCAGCGCGGCCACCACCAGCAGCCAGCCCCAGCCCGATCCGATCGCGCGCGCGACATAGAGGCCGCACAGCATGAGGACGACGAAAAGAAACATCAGCACCGCCATGCGCAGCAGGAACTTCTTGCCCGCCTTCTCCCAGCCTTCATCCTGCGCGGTGCTCATCGCATCACCTTCCGCGCCGGCACCCGCCCGCGCAAACAGGCGATCATCACATTCGGGTTGAACAGCGGCGGCGAGTCGGGTTGGAACGTGATCATCGCTTTCCCTCCGCTCAGTTGACCGCGTCGCGCAGGCGCATTTGCTTGAGGATGAATTCGGCCAGCGCGACCTGGCTGTATTCGCGCAACGCCGCCCATGTCATTTCGACGGTCACGACCTTGTCATCCATCACGATGCCAAACTTGAAACTCTCATTGCCGCGCGCGGCCTCCAGCTTTGCGGCAAAGTGCACGTCGATCTTGTCGCCGCGCTCGAACGCCTTGAGCATGCCCGCAATGGTATCGGCCTGGCGCCGCAGAACGGGCAGAGGCGAAAAGCTGGTGGTCATGTGCCCACCTTGATGTTGGTGCCGCTCCAGACGAACTCGCCGGCCTCACCGACCGGAAAATGCGCGCGGCAGCCGCAGCAGAAAGTGCCGCTGTAGAAAGCGGGGTTGCGCGCGTAGGTTTCCGCCAGCGGCAGGCTCATGCGCGTTTCAACGCCGCATTTCTCATGGATGTATTTGGCGCGCACCGGCCGGACGAAACCCTTGGCTCGCTCTTCATCCGCCAGCACCACGTAATCCTGCTGCTGCCCGGTTTCCGGCACGATCTTGCGATGCTCAGGGTACACTTGCGTGCCATCGGCAAGCGTCGTGCGCGGCGTGATCTTCTCTTCGCTCATCGCATCACCTTCCGCGCCGGCACTTCGACGATCTTCAACTGCACGACCGTTTCGCCAGTGGCGCGCATCCGTCGCGCTTCGGCGCGTGTCGGTGCCCAGCCATGATGCAGTTTGCGCGTGCGCGGCAGCCGCCAGCCCCAGACATGCAGCGCGCCGCCGGCCTTGATGAAATATCCCGCCGCGCGTTTCTTCATCGCCGCAACCCCCGCTTCATCGCGTGCAGATGATTCATCTGCTCGTCGATGCACTTCACCAGGCGGCGCTTCTCGGCCGCCTTCAGCGTGCCGTCGGCCAGCGCCTGGGTGACCTCATGCGACAGCGCCCCGACGCTGGTGGTGATCTTCAGCGTCTGCTCGGTCAGCGACGGCGGCCGATGGACGGCGTTGGCGACCGGCGGCAGCACGTCCTCGATCGCCGCCTTCAGCACTTCCAGATGCGGCGGCAATTCGCCGGCCCGCACCATCGCCACATCGAGCGCCACGGCGTGGCGGAACTGGATGTTGTGATCGTCGGAATCGGGATCGGACCATTTGGTCACCAGCGCCGCCGACTTGCCGGTCACCTCACGAACCCCGGCATCGCCCAGGGCCGCATGCGCCTTGCGCACGGCATCGCAGATCGACAGCGGCTCGCGGATCTTCGCCATGTCATTTGCCTCCCAGTGGTTCGGACAGGATTTTTTGCGTGCTGCGCGGCAAGGTGGCGGCATGAAACGCCGCATGACCGCCACCAAGCCGGCCGCTATCCTCGGCGTTGCCACACAACCGAGGAGAGAGAACGATGCCTGTAGATGTCGAATTGCTGGAACCGCTGCGCCTCGAGATCGAGGCGGCCCGCAACGGCCGATACGCGCGACTGACCCTGCTGCTGCCGGGCATGACGCGGCCGCAGACCCTGCGGCTCAACGCGCTGCAGGCGCACGAGCTGGCGATGGACGCGCTCACGGCCGCTTCCTCGATCGAGATTTTACCCGGCCTCGACGGGGAGCCGCGTTCAATGCGGCGATCAGTTCAGCCCCAGGCGCGGATCGCCCCGCAGGGCCCGTGGAGCGAAGCCGCGACCGGGACTTTCTGGCTGGGCCATTTCCAGATTCCGGTGACGCTGGAGCCGCCGGAGGAGAAGCCGTCCGACGAAGCGATACCGCCACCCGTCCCCCTCCATCGCCCTCCAGAGTGAGGCGGCGTCCGGCCAGCACGCCGGCGGCGTCGCTGTCCATCAACACGACAAACCTCTGCCTCGGCTCAAGCCGCCCGCCGGCCGCGACGAAGACTTGCAGCGACACCGCCAGCAGCGCGCACGCCGCGCCGAAATCCGTTCCAGCCTGGTCCAGCTTCCAGCGCGCCGGCGGCGATGGCTTCCGCCCCAGCCGCTCCAGCGCCCCGCGCAGCCATTGCGTCTGCGCCGGCGTCAATCGAATGTCGCCGTCGCCCGCAGCTGCGCCTTGGGCAGTCTCGCCATACACCTCGTCCAGCGCCGACAGCCGGTCGCGATGGATGCGCATCACCGACCTCTCGCCATCTTCTCCCAGCCGTTCGAGCATCTGGCGCCCGATGTCGGCCGTTGGTTCAGCCAGGCGCACCTTCGCCCGCGTTCGCTTTTTCGGAGAGACAGGTTTCCGCCCGCTCATGCCTCTTCTCCCTCGAACACGGCTTCAACGTCGCCGTCATGAATGCAGCAGCGCATCTCCCCCAGGCTGGCCACGATGACTGGACAGACATGGATGTCGAGAATGGGCGCGCCGAACGCCACGTGCCGCACGCTGATTCGCCCCTGCGGCGATAGCGGAATGGGCGCGAAAAGCGCGAAGAGCTTCACCGGCTTGCTCATGCCGCCTCGCCTTCGGCTGCGGGCGCTTTGTCCCCCGGCTGCCAGCCTGGCGGGATCACCGCTTCGAGCTTGCGCAGGGTTTCGGCGCGCGGGTTCCAGTCGGGATTGTCGATATCGCGCAGCGTCGACTCGTTCAGGCCACATTCGCTGCCGAGGCGGTTGATGCTCCAGCCTGCTGATTTGCGCCAGGCGCGGATGCGGTCAATCGAATCGTCGGTGGGGGTCGAGCTCATGGACGCAGTGTATTCGCGAAATTTCGCGAATGTCAACGACGGTGTTCGCGAAACATCGCGGTCGCGATATATCGCGAGTTCGTTCACCGTACTGGCTATGGCTGGTTACGATGCGGACAAACGGCGCGCGGCATTGCGGCGCGTCATGAAGGAGCGCGGCTTGACGCTGAACGGCTGGGCCGTGGCGGCCGGCCTAAGCGAAGGCGGATTGCGCGATTTTTTCAACGGCAAGAGCAACAGCCTGACGGACAAAACCTATGTCAAGCTGGCGGGCGCGATCAACGTTTCTCCCGATGTGTTGCGCGGCGATGCCAGGGAGCCGACGGAGCTTCCCTTGTGGGGCTATGCCGGCGCCGGCGAGATGGTGCACCCCTTCGATGGCGACGATGCGCCGCCGATCGACACCGTCGAGGCGCCGCCGGGCATGAAGAACGGCGCGGCGCTGATCGTGCGCGGCGATTCGATGCTGCCGCGCATGCAGGACGGCGACGTGCTGTTCTTCGAGATGCGCGAGGTCGAGCCCGCGCGCCTGCTCAATGAGGAATGCGTCGTGCGCGTCAAGGACGGCCCTTACCTGGTGAAGCGCCTGACGCGCGGCACCAGGCGCAACCGCTTCCACCTGGTGTCGATCAACCCGGCGGTGCCGGTGATGGAAGACCAGGCGGTCGAATGGGCGGCGGCGATCCAGTGGATCAGGCGCCGGCAGCCGAAGCGGTGATCGCGCTTTACTTGTCGTAGCTGTTCATCTTCACCAGCAGATTTGCGATTCTACTTCATGCCGCATCCGTCGGCGCAAGTCGGTCGGCAAGGCGCTTCAGCAGTCTGTTAGTGTAATCGCCTATTTCATCCATCCGCGCCGCGGCAATCTTTTCCATCGCACGGATGAAGACGTACGGAATCACGACAGCGGCGCACGCCATTCCCGCTGCGGCCGCTTCCTGCGGCGCGCCTTTCATCGTCGCAAAGGAGGCGACGAATATTGCACCCACCGCAAGCGCCCATAGCGACAACAGCAAGTACATCAATTTAATGAGCGTGATCACGACCCCTCCCCCCAGTTGCATACCCCAGTATGTACTCAATCGCCTTTCAAGTGTCAGGGAAATGCCGGTTTTCGTCCATTCGCGATATTTCGCGAAATAGCACTTGACGACTTCGCGAAATTTCGCGAACCTTCCCCCAGGCCCGCACCGACCCCAACGGAACCGGGCCCAGTGCGCCGCCAGCTGCCTCCCCCGTACGAGCAACCGGACGCGCAGCTGGCGGCAGCCACCACGGAGGAAACGATGTCGGTTTACAGCCAGCGACAGGAAAACGCCGCCATAGAGCGCGCGCTGGCCGGCATCGCCGCCCCGGCCGATCGCCGCCGCGCCTATCTCGACCCCGAAGGCGGCTTCCTGCGCACAGCACCAGGCGCCCGCACCGCCGACAAGCTGCGCTGCATGGCCGGCATCATGGCCCGCCACGCCACCGGCGACGGCGCCTGCACCATCGAACACCTGCGCGCCGCCGGCTTCACGGCAAGCCAGATCGACCTCTACAGGGACGCCGCGGCGGCCCTGGCGACCCACACCATGGGAGGATCAAATGTCTGACCTGTCGAATACTCCCGCAGGGAGTGCGAGTGCGCGCGGGTCAGCGCGCCCGGTGACGGACCTTCCCCATGTTTCACGTGAAACCGATGCAAAGGATTGTGCATCGGTTGTGAGCCGCCGCCAGCTGCCGCGCGAGCGCATCGAACGCCGCGGCCGCTGGGCGCGGGTCGGCCCGGCCTGGTCGGCGGAAGACCTCGCCACCCTGCGGCATCTGGTCGAAGGCGGCTGCATCACCAAGGACATCGCGCTGCACTTCAACTCGACGCCGACGGCGATCTCGGCGCTGATGCACCGCCATCGCATCCTGCGCCGGCACCCGACCGTGGCGGAAGTGTTGAAGACCGTCGCGCCTTCGGAGTCGTCAACTCCCGCCGCCAGCGGGAGTGCGAGTGTGGCCACGTCAGGCCACCAGGCACCGGAAATGGCTGGCGGCGGCTCCACCCTTTATCCGGTTGTCGAGATCATCGACCGATTCGAAAAGCACGTCTGCGAGGTCGAGCTGCGCGAGATCGACGAGCGCCGCCAGTGCCGCGTCGTGCGCCGCCACGGCGACAAGGCCGGGCAATGGGCGACCTTCCCGCTGTGGCAGATCCGCTTCTACGCCGGCACCGACCGCAAGCAGGCCATCGAGGCCGCCCGCCAGCGCGGCCAGCACACCGCCGAGCGGCGCGCAGAACGGCATTCCAAGTCGGAAACTCCCGCAGGGAGTGAGAGTGCGCACGAGTCAGTGCGCCTATCGGAGGACCGCACATGATCGGCCACAACCGCGCCAACACCGTCGCCGGCGAGCGGCTGAAATCCTTCATCGAGCGCATCGAGAAGCTTAACGAAGAGCGCGCAGACCTGGGCGCCGACATCCGCGAGGTCTTCAGCGAAGCCAAGGGCGCCGGCTTCGACACCAAGATCATGCGCCAGGTGATCCGCCTGCGAAAGATGGAGCCGGCCGAGCGCGCCGAGATGTCGGAGATGCTCGACATCTACTGCCAGGCGCTCGGCATGCTTTCCGACACGCCGCTGGGCGAAGCCGCACGGCAGCGCTTCGAAGCCGACCTCGCCCAGCGCGCCGGCGCAGAGAAGGCCAAACGCAAGGGGAAGAAGTGATGACCAACCCCGTCACCCTCACCGATGCCGAGCGCGAAGCGTTGGCAACCCGCCTGGTCGATATCTGCAAGGCGCAGGCCATGCTCACCGAAGCGATGCTCCCTTTCAGCAGTGCCTATCAGGTGCTGCAGGAAATCCATGACGGGCTGATCGACCACCTGCCCGAAATCGCGGGGTATTGCGAAACCTGCAGCCGCATGCTGTTCGAAGGCGAACAGGGCTTCCGCTACGAAGACGGCCCGATTCTCTGCGCCGAACACGCACCCACCTGGGCCGACATCAAGCGCGACGCGCAGGATGCCGCGGAAGCCGACGCCGCCTTCCACCGCGACCTCGACGACGACGATCTCGAAGCCCGGCGCGCGCTGCTGGCGCAATGCGCCGAACACGAAGCCGCCGGCACCAGCGGCGAAAAATACCTGCACACGCTGTAGGCCACCAGGGAGGAACTCATGCCCCGCCTCGCCACCACCATCGCCCTGTCGCTGCTGCTGCTGTCGGGCTGCGGCTCGTTCGTCATGCCGGTCGGCAACACCATGCTGAACGAGCGCATGATGACGGTCGAGGAAGCCCGCGCGCACTGCAAGGCGACCGCCCACTCGCCCTTCGTCCATCTCGGCATCGATCCGAATTACATCAAGATCATGCCGCATGCCTGGTCGTGGCAAGGGGTGAAGAAGCTCGGCGAATATTTCGAGCGCTCGACCATGATCTGGACCGTGAACCACACCGAGCCGCTCTACCACGAAGCCAGCCATCGCGGCATGGCGCTGGCCGGCGAGCACCTCGCCAACCCCCTCGGCATGTTCCGCGACGACGAGCATGCCCGCGTCTACCACATCCTCGACCGCGATTTCCCCGGCCTGCAGGACTGGCGCATCCACTCCACCATCCGCAAGCGCGCCAAAGCCCGCCTGACCACCCCCGAAAACGCCGCCAGCCTGGCCGCGGCAGAGCAGCGCGCGGCGACGATGCCGAGCTGGTGCAAGAGCCAGGGGGGAAAGTGATGCCGATCAAGGACTCCCCTATCAAGATCACGCCGAGGATCAAGACCGCTGCCGAGGCGCTGGCGACAGAGGATAGATGGCCGGCGGATAGCTGGGGCAATCCGGCGTTCCTCACGACGTTCGCTCCCGGCTACTACCGCAGGGCGGCGGCTGTTGTTGCTGCGTTGGAGAACACCAATGGCTGACAAACCGCCGCCCGCCCCCTACGAGCTGCGCTGGCGCGGCGATGAATTGAAATGGTCGATCCTGCGCGGCGCAACCGTGCTGCGCGACCGCTTCGACGCCCGCGGCGACGCCTTCGCCTGGCTGCTCGATAACGTCAAGCACCAAGGCGACACGCTCACGATCAAGGGCGGGCGGTTATGAGCGACAACACCGCCATCGAATGGACCGACGCCACCTGGAACCCGATCACCGGCTGCAGCGTGATCAGCCCCGGCTGCACCAACTGCTATGCCATGAAGCTGGCCGGCGCCCGCCTGCGCAACACGCCATCGCGCACAGGCCTGACCATCGACAGCAAATCCGGCCCGGTGTGGAACGGCCAGGTGCGCCTCAACGAGCAATGGCTGACCCAGCCGCTGCACTGGAAGAAGCCGCGCAAGATTTTCGTCTGCGCCCATGGCGATCTGTTCCACGAGAACGTGCCCGACGAGTGGATCGACAAGGTGTTCGCCGTCATGGCGCTGGCGCCGCAGCACCAGTTCCAGGTGCTGACCAAGCGCGCCGAGCGGATGTGGGAGTATCTGGCCGAAGACGATCGGCGAAACACGATCATCGATGAATGGCGGAAGCTGCCGAAAGCTAGGTCGCAAAGGGTCTCGTTAGTATCGGGCGCTCCGATTGTAAGAACCGGCTTCGATTGGCCCCTGCCCAACGTCTGGCTCGGCATCAGCGCTGAAAACCAGCAGCGCTACAACGAGCGCAAATATCATCTCGCCGTTACGCCAGCGGCGATCCGGTTCTTCTCGTTCGAGCCGCTGTTGAGCGCCATCGACACCGGCGACGATCTCAAATCTGGCTTGTTCCATTGGGCCATCGCCGGCGGCGAGAGCGGCCCCGGCGCCCGCCCGATGCACCCCGACTGGGCGCGCTCGCTGCGCGACCAATGCGCCACTGCCGGCGTGCCGTTCTTCTTCAAGCAGTGGGGAAGCTGGTATCCGATCTATGACCGGGACAAGGACGATCCCGACTGGCGGCAATGCGGCCGATACCCGGATGCGATGACCAAGAAACATCACTGGCTGAATTTGAAGGGGGGAATCGGCTTCCATGGGGAACGCTTCCATGTGATGGAGCGATACAACAAAAAAGCCGCCGGCAATTTCCTCGACGGCCGCCAGCATCTGGACTTCCCGAAATGATCCGCACCATCGCCCTCGCCCTGATCGCCGCCGGCGCAGGTTTCGTCTTCGCCGCGCTGGTCGCAACCCAGCCCGACCGCCCGGCCATCATCCCCGGCACGATTTACTCGACATGGAAGGTGGCGCGATGAACTTCCTGCAGGGCGGAGCGTACAGCCCGCTGCACTTCGCCTTCGACGCCATCGCCGACGCCGCCCGCCTGGCGCAGATCGTGCGCGCCAACGGGCTGATGATCGTGAACGGCGTCGTCTATGGCGCCGCCGGCCACGGCATCAACGTCACCTTCGCCGCCCACACCCAGGCGCTGGCCCAGCTCGCCGCCGTCGAAGCCGACAACGAATCCCTGCGCGCCGAGATCGCCCTGCTTCGGTCGGGAACTCCCGCAGGGAGTGGGAGTGTGCGCGGGTCAGCGCACTCTGATTCGGATGACGAGGATTTCGGCGGCGAACTTATCGATGCAGGTGACCGATGACACCGCCCCGCCTCATAGAGCGCGGCCCGAAAGCCGGCCAGCCCAAGCTGAAACTAAATCTGCGGCGCGACGTATACGACGCCGAGCCACTGATCACGCTTAAAGCGTTCGTGCGGGAAGAGCCGAAAGAATGCCTGCTGTGTGAAAAGGTCAGGCAGCCGCATGAATTTGGCTCGGTCGGATACGGCACAGAGAAGAAGATGGCGCCCCTCTGCCACTATTGCACCTTACGTACCAGCCGCCGCTACAGATTCAGATTCCCGATCGAGAGCTGCATCGGCTGGGAGGAACGCATGATGTTCCACAACGCCTGCGTCGTGCTGGACGCGCTCGAAGCGGAGGTGGCGAATGTCCGACGCGGCTGACGGAGCCAGTAACATTGCCGACCGCTTCGATCTCCAGACATTGATCGAAGGCCTGGCGCAAGACCTAAAGGATCTGCGCGCCGGCAAGATCAGCGTCAGAGATGCCCATGCCCGCGCCGCGCTGGGCAAGCAGATATTGCGCGGCGTGCATTACGTCGTGGTGGCGCAGAAATTTCTCGAAGGCCGCGCCCTGCCTTCACCGTCGGAAACTCCCGCCACCGGCGGGAGTGAGAGTGTGCGCGGGTCAGCGCACCAGAAATCGGACGCATGACCACCCGCACCAATCTGGCCCACCTCCCCGCCTGGCCGCGCCTGCTGACGCGCGGCCAGGCGGCCGCCTATTGCCAGCTGCATCCCGACAAGTTCGAGAGCGCCTGCCCCGTCAAGCCCATCCGGCTGCACGACAGCGCCTCGCAGCAGTCGCGGCGCTGGGACCGCCACGCCATCGACGCCTGGCTTGACAGGCTGGGCGGGGGCAGGGACGCTGCCGGCGATCGCCAACACTGGATCGCCCAAATCGATGCTGACGACGATGAAGTTGAAGCACGTCCAGCGCATTGAGGCGCCCGAGAGCAAGGGCGGCGGCGTCTATTATTACTTCCGCCCGACCGGCGAGAAATTCACGGCGAAGTTCGGCACCGCCGAATTCATCGCCGAACACAAGAAATTCATGGACGCCCGCGCGGCGCGCGCCGCCGATGCGGAAAGGCCGGGAACGCTCGGCGCGCTGATCGCGCTCTACAAGACCAAGCCGGAATTCAAGCTGCTGGCGCCCGACACCAAATCCGGCTACCAGCGCGTCTTCGACCGGCTGCGCAAGGTCGGTCCTATCGCGCTGCCGACCATCGACCAGCCGGTGATCCTGGGCTGGCGCGACAAGACTTTCGACAAGCACGGGCGATGGCTGGCCAACTACGTCGTCAAGGTGCTGAGCGCGGTGTTCAAATGGGCCATCCCGCACGGCCACATGGCGATCAACCCGGCCCAGGGCGTGCCGAAGATCCGCAAGCCCAAGCGCAAGAAGATCGCCAACCGTCCCTGGACGCCGGCCGAATTTCATATCGTGACGACGCGCGCCAGCACCGCGGTGCGCACCGCAATCTATCTCGGCAGCGACGCCATGCTGCGCATCACCGATTGCCTCGCCGTCGAGTGGGACCAATACGACGGCAAGGCCCTGCACAAGATCATCAGCAAGAACGGCCGCGACGTCGCCATCCTGGCCACCACCCGCCTGCGCCGCCAGCTCGAGCAGATGCGCAGCGAGATCATCCGCCGCCGCAAGCTGCCCAGGGACACCGTCCTCACCGGCCCGATCGTGCAGTCGCGCCACGGCAAGGGCTACACGCGATCGGGCATGCAAACCAACCTCTACAAGCTGATCCGCACCCTGGAAGCGCAAGGCCTGGTCAATCCCGGCCTCACCCATCACGGTCTGCGCAAGGGCATGGCGACCTACATGGCGGAGGAACTGGAGATCGACGGCAAGCGCATTGCCGCCGCCATGGGCGAGACGGAAGAGGCGACGCGGATCTACACCGAACCCGCCGACCAGAAACGCATGTCGCGCCAGGCCTTCACCGTGTTGGAGTCGAAACTCGCGAGCGAGGAAGAGGGATCATGAGCCGCATCTATTTCCATAGCCAACATGGCACCGCTGAAGTGCGCGGATCGGAGCGCGCATGGATGGGCGTGTTGTGCTCCGATATAGCGATCGCTGCGCTGGGGCCATTGACGCACGCGAGAGAATGGCTGACCCCACTGATCACAGCCGATTGGGAGCGGCAGGCAATATCCCGCGGCACTGAAGCACAAGCAATCCGCGCTCTTCAATCGTGGATTAACATCGGCTCGAAGCCGGTAGTGATCAACGGTGAGCCGATCGAGCCTTGGCTAATCGCGCTAAACACCGCGATGGCGCTCGGCAACGATGCAATCAGATTGTTTGCTCGGTTGCACGCACAATGCGAAGTGCATTGTTGGATCGACGGGCCAAACAGGAAATGGCTAGCAGCCATGATCCGGCAAGGACGGGAAGACAATTTACTGCGAGAAGAACAGGGCTGGGAAGCAACTGCCGTTTTGCTGGAGAGCCACGACGATGGGCCTGTAGTGTGCTCTTACAGTGTCTGTTCGCAATTTCCAAACCCCAGCCTGCTACCGGCCGATCATCCGACAATGATCATGCCCGACGAGGATCGCGTTGATGCCTTCTGGCGATTGCCTGAAGATGAGAAATGGACGTTGTGCATGTCGACGCTGCGGGCCACCGAAGGGCTTGAACTGCGCCCCGACAATTGGACCGCCGTGACATTCCACGGGGGCGCAAATTTCTTCTCGATGGCGGCGCAAGCCCGTCAGAAAGAGCTGCGCGCACAACGAGGGAAAGCATAATGAAGACTAGAAAAGTGACCATCCCATTTCAGCCCTACCAACTCCCCAGCGAACCGATCACCGGTTTTTTTATCGATCCGTCTATCGCGCGCGCGATAGCGACCGAGCATGCGGTGGAGGGCACGATCGAATTTCGCCTCAATTTCAGCCAGGGGAGAGACGCCGGCGGCGTGCGGCCAAGCGCGATCGATTGGATGAAGATGCTGCTTGAGGGTGAGATCGTATTCGCTGGCGCCACGCCGCACAGAATCGAGAGCGTGACAGCCACCAATCGATTTGCGACGGCGCGAGATACAGTCCCGTTTCAGACCGATGTCATTGTCGTCATGAAAAAGGTGAAGCCGGACGGCAAAAAGAACACCGCTCGAACGCCAAACTGTAAAACCAATGCGACAATGACTGTAAAACCAACCAATTCCCGGAACCCGAAAAAGCGCAAATAGTCGTTGGATTTCAAGATGGTGCCCAGGGCCGGAATCGAACCAGCGACACTGCGATTTTCAGTCATGACCTATGATAGGCGGAACAAGGGCTTAGCGCTGCGGCGACTGTAAAACCGGACTCAGATATCAATGGGTTAGCGGGCAAAGTGTAAAACTTCCCGCCTCCCCATCGCCACCCCCAAACGCAAAAAAGACCCCGCCACCCCGGCCGAAGCCGGAAGTGACGGGGTCAAGGTTTGGGAGGAAACGTCGAGACAACGAAGGTAGTCAGGCGGCCGGGAGTGAACGGCCGATCGCGGCTTACGCTTAAGCGCCGCAATTCGAAATCAGGGGGAAACGGGCGGCTCGTTCAGCAGCCCCTTCACCTTGCCGAGATTGGTCTTGCAATCGGCATGCGCCTTGAGGGCATCGGCCAGCAGGTTGCCGGCCAGGTCGGCGGAGTAATTACCGCCGGGCAGATCCGGCAGCGGGCGAATCGGCGCGTCTTCGCAGGTCAGCAGGCTTGGCGGGATCTGCTGGCGCACCTGCACCGGGCTTGTCACCAGCGGCGGGGTCTCTTTCCCGAAGAGGCAGGCGCTCAATGGCAATGCGCAGAGGCAGGCCAACAGCGGGGTTATCCTTGTTCGCGGCACTTCGCATCTCCCTTCGCACGTCGTCGATCGTCGATCGCACCATCGCCATCGCCTTGTCGCGTTCGTCGAGCGCCACGAAGGCGCGATCGCGGTCGCGCTGCACGACATTGAGCGTATCGGCCCATTTCCTGTTGGCCTCGAGCAGCACCTGCTCGCGCTGCACCAGCGCTTCGATGCGCGCGGTCTTGGCTTCGATCTCTTTCGCCTGCAGGTGATTGATCAGCAGCAGCACGCCAAAGCCGGCGGCGATGGCCAGGCCGATGCCGAGATAGAGTTTCCAGCCCAGCACGCCCGACGCCGTGCGGCTGACCCAGCCGAAAAACCCGCCCATTTCAGCACTCCTCGAATACGCCGGCGCGCAGGAAGCCGTGCCAGCGGCAGTCGGTTGTTTTCTGAATGCTCGGCGATAGGGTCGGCTTTTCCTGGTTGCCATCCCATTCCCAGGACGGGCGCTCATTGCATGGCCTAATCGTTAGGTGACCAACCACACCACAACCGCACGGGCAGACGAACATAAGCCCGGCGACTTGCTGGCCTGCCGCGTTCATCGTCCATTCGGCCGCGCCTGGCGCTAAGTCTTTGCGGAAGTATCGGTCTCCGATCAGCTCTTCCTTGTCGTCGAATAGATCGGCGAAGCTGATAGACGCATTGCGCTTGGTCATCTCACCCGCCCGCTTCCGCGCCGAGCTCCATTTGGGCCCACCAGCGGAAGATCGCCGGCGCATAGCCGCGCGTCTCGGCGGCGTGGCGGCCGGTCACCAGGTGCAGGCATTCCATGATCGGCTCGTAGCCGGCAGGGTTGCCACAGCGCTGCTGGCTGCGCAGGATGTTGCCCATGCCCGCATTGTAGGACGCCTGCGCCAGCTTCAGCCGGTCCTCGTCAGGCCGCGGCGATATCCAGGCGCGCTTCAGCCTGGCCATGTAGAACGCGCCGGCCTCGATCGCCGGCCCGGCCATGCGGCGGTCGACGCCGGCCGCGTTCCACCCCATCTCGCGGATGATCTGGTCCCAGGTGCCGGGCATGAACTGCGCGATGCCGGTGGCGCCGACCGGCGACACGGCGTCGGGGTTGAGCAAGGATTCCTGATAGAGCTGCGCCTTCCACAATTTCCACGGCTGCCCCGGCAGCCAAGTCGAGGCCGACGACTGGATCTGGCGATCGAACTTGGCGCTGAAACGAGACGCCGCCTGCGCCTGCGAACAGGCCGACATCACCAGCCCGATCAGCAGCATGACGCCGAAGAAGCGCAGCCCGTGATAGATCGCCAGGCCGATGCCGGTGTTCGACAGCTTGGGCCAGACATCGGTCTTGAAATTGATCTCCAGCGACTTGTCGAAGCGCCGCAGCAGCCCCCAGGCGATGGCGATCGCCAGCACGGCGACCACCAGCTTGACGGCCATCGAATAGAGCAGGATCTCGTTCATTGCGTTTCTCCTTTAAGGGCTGCACGGCGCAGCCGGTCATGCTCGATCACCGCCTGGCGCAGCCGATCGGCGCAGTCGCGGTACAGTTCATCGATCTGCTTCTCGCGCCGCTGCAGCGCCTCGGGCGTGCGCACCAGCGGCAGCGCCGGCGGCAGATCGGCGCAGGCGCGCAGCCGTCCCGGCAGTGGCTTGATCGTGGCCGCTGGCGGGGCGCGCTCTTGCGGCGCCGGCGCGTCGACGCAGCCCGCCAGGCCAAGCGCCAGCAGGACTGGAAGCGCCCGCCGGCTCATCGCCTGCCGGGTGTGGTCGGCACGTCGCTGGCGCGCCGCAGCGAATCGACATGCGACTGCAAGGTGTTCATCAGCACCCGCTGGTCGGCCACCGTCTCGGCCAGCCGCCCCAGCCGGTCCTCGACCTTGGCCAGCCGGTCGCCCTGGCTGGTCAGGGTCTGGCGGATGCCTTCGTCGAGCGTGTTCTTGACCAACGCGGCGGTCTTCTCGGTGGCGTTGACCGAGACGGTCAGCGCCTCGATCTTGCCGTTCAGCGTCGTCATCGACTTGTCGAGCGCGCTGATCTGGTTCTGGTTGAGCTGCACCGTGACATAGGCCGCGATGCCGCCGCCGACGCCGGAAATGAGCAGCGCCGACACGATCGGCATGATGAATTGCTGGAACCCGTGCGGCCTGCTGTACGATTCGCGCGGGCGCCCGCCGTCACCCCCCCGGATGTCGCTCATGCCTCGCCCCCTTGTTCGTGTTGCCGTTTCGGCCGCGTCTACTTGCGTTTGACCGGTGCCGCCTGTGCCAGTGCGGCCCCGATGTCCGGCCGCGCAAACCATCCCGCCTCTTCCAACTGCGCCCGCGTCAGCGCTTCCGCCATCGCCTTGGCCGGCACCAGCGCCGCCAGCGGCACACGCTGCCCACCGTATTGCTTGACGGCCGCGCCCAATCCGTCTCGCTCTTCCGCCGTGGTCAGCGGCGCGTCGTTGCCGTCCTTGAGTTCCGCCAGCAGATCGAGCAGCGGCTTGGGATCGGCCGCGACGTGCATGGGCACGAATTGCTCTTCGCCCAGCTCCATCACCACCGCGCCGCTTTGCGGATGCACCAGCCAGGCGAAGGCGTGCGTGGTGACATAGTCGCCGGGTCGGATGCCGTCCGGCTGCGACAGCTTGTAGACGCCGCGCGAGAGTGTGTCCGCAAGGGAAGCGCCGCCGGCGAGGGGAATGTAAATTGCCATCACGCGACTCCCATCAGCGTCTTCTCCAGCGCGATGATGGCCGTGCGATCTCCGCCGCTGGGCACCGCGTTCCAGATCAGTCCTTCGGCCAACTTCATGGTGGTGAAGCTGCCGCCGCTGTTTCCAACCTCTCCCATGCCGAGATAGCGGGCAGCGAAGGTGCCGCTTTCGGTGCCGGCGCTGCCTTCCGTTCCGTTGACGGCAGCAAAAACTTGCGTGCTATCAAAGCGTGCAGAAGCCACGAAGCCAGTGTCGGCTGCGCGTGCGAGAGTGCCGCCTGCGGCTGCGTTGCGGCCAGCGACAATGTTGGCGCCACCATTGTCGAACGACAGCAGGCAGGACGAGTCCTGATCGTAATCGTTGCCGCTGCTGGCCTTGGCCGACAGGATGCGGGGGAAACCTACGCCGCCACTCGATGGCGCCGACATTGCCGTGACGAAATAGGCCGTTGTGGCGTTCAGGAAAGTATTGCCGCTGCCCGCATCGTATTGCAGCGAGTGGCTGCCGCCGAACGACAGGCTGGGGACGGAATTTATGGCGCTCGACGCCGCCAGATAGGTCGGCTGTTTTGCCCCGGTGGCCTGCGAGATGTGACGCGCGAGGCCGCTCTGATCGTAGAGAGTTACGCCATAGCCGGTTGCGCCGCCGAGCCATGCCGTGATGGAGGTGGTATCGAGCAGTCCCGTCCCAAGTGCTCCGAAATCGCTCTCGGCATCGTCGCTGCTGCGGCGCAGCCTGAGCAACGGTCCGCTATAGGATTGAAGCAGCCGGCGCGCGGCGGAATAGGCCATCGCCAAATTGGTCGCGTACAGGTCGAGGGGGCCCACGTACTGCGGCCGATTGCCGAACCCCACCAGCTGGTTGACGCGCAGCATTAGCTGGGCACCCGGTCGTCGGCGCGTTCGGTCTCGAACTGCAGCTCGACCGCGGTCAGCCAGGCGTCGACGGCGTCGAGCGTGTCGCCGCCGGCGGCGCCGTCACGGAACACCTCGATGAAGGCCAGCTGGCCACCGGCCGGCGTGCCGGCCAAGGTGATGTTGCCGGTCCAGTCGGAAAAGGCGAAGTCGGCGGTGGTGGTGTCGGCGGCGTCGGTGACGGTGGCATCGGCGCCGAAATTCTGCGCCGGCGATTCGCTGTCGGCGATCGCAATGCCGCGCACGCCCCATACCACGTTGGCGGCGCCGGTGCCCGAGGCCCGGCGCCACTTGAAGCGGGCGCGCAGCACCGAGCTGGTCTTGTAGGAATTGGGCAGCACGAAGCAGATCGAGGCGTATTCCTTGGCGGCGCCGTCGAACGCCAGATAGGGCACGTCGGGCTGGCCGGAAGCGCCGTTGCTGGTGGCCAGCGCCGCGCAGCCATCGGCCGAGCGCGGCGTCAGCGACGGGGCGCCGATCGACACGGTCTGCCAGCCGGCCATGATCTGGTCGCCGGTGAATTTGCGGTCGTTGCTGCCGGACTGGCCGGCCATGACGTAGGTCTTGGCGTCCGGCGCGGTGCCGGCGGTCAGGTCCTTGATTGCGGTGTCGGCCATCAGAGTCGCTCCGTCATGGTGAAGCCCCAGCCATAGGTGCGGCCATTGGGGCCGGCCTGCAGCAGCGGCGTCTGGTTGTCCTTGGGCAGCAGGCCGAAGACCATCTCGCGCCCGTGCAGCGGGTCGTTGGGAAAGGGGATGAACAGCGCGTTGTTCTCGTCGGCGCTCAGCAGCAGGTCCTGGATCGGCCCCAGCGCCTCGGCGCGGGTCAGGTAGCGATAGCTGCCCGAGATCGAGCGCACCCGCACCCCGGCGGCGAAATAGGTCTGGCCGCCCGGCGTCGCCTGGCCTTGCGTGGTCGAGGCGACACCCGGCGTCAGCCCGTAATCGAAATTGCGGCTGGTGACGAAGCCGGCGCCGATCGAGGCGGCGCCGATATCGAGATGGCCGGCGGCATTGGTCGGGTCGAGAATGTCGACATGGCTGTAGCGCGCCGTGATCTCCTCTTCCAGAACGGTAGCGAACTGGTCGAACTTGCGCTCGACGTTCATCGCCAGGTCGGTATCGGCGGTCTCGGCCAGGCGGATGCGGCTGCCATCGGCCAGCAGCAGGTAACCGCCATCGGTTTTCAGCAGATGGCTGAACACTTCCATGCGGGTGTCGAGCAATTCGCCGTCGCCCGGCACCACGTTGGAAAGCCGCCAGCGCAAGGTCGCGGCAGCGGTGACGTTGCGCATGCCGTGCAGCGACAGGTGCCGGATCGGCCTGGGCGTGGCGAAATCGGCGCCGAACGACGGCGAGGTCGACAGCGCCCGCCACGGCGCCGACAGATGCGGGCTGACCAGATTGGCCACCGGCTGCTCGGCCGTCTCGCTCGATGCGCTGAGCGTGGCGGTGTTGAGCCAGTTGCGCTCATAACTGCACCAATAAGAGTTCATGAAGTGAACCCCGAATCTAAGTCGTTAACTCGCCGCCCTGCGGCGAGTGCGAGTGCGCGGCGGTGGCCGCGCCAGGCATGGGAGCCGAGACGCGCGGGAAAGCTATCGCAGAACATTAAGGACCAACCTGCGCGTCGAGGTATCGAAGGCGTAGCCGAACACCCGGCACACGACGCCGTCGTTCATGCCGTAGCGATCGGCGTAGACGGTCATCTGGTCGCCGATGTCGCGCTCGAGGTCGGGGCTTTGCACCGGCAGCGACAGGATCTGGCGGCCGGGCGCCCACAGCGCCAGCAGCCGCTCGGCTTCGGCCAGCGCATCGGCCTCGTCGCGAAAGAAGGCGCGCACCGGCGGGCTGGCGCCGAGATAGTCGTGCGCCTGGCGGTAGAACGCCTGGCGGTCGGTGTCGAACGCCACCGCGACCCTTGCGTCGACGTTGATGAAGGCCAGCCGCGCGGGCGGCACGTTGGCGGCGTCGAGCTGGATCGCCTGCGGCGTCCAGTTGACGGCCCAGGTGGCGCCCAGCCGCCAGATGGTCGGTGTCACTTCCTCGGGCAGGGCCGCGACGCCGACATCGAAATAGGCGCCGTCGTCGAGCGTGTCGGTTGAACTGGTCGGCGCTTCCAGCCGCTCGACGGTGAACTTGCCCAGCGCTGTTTCGCTGAGAAAGGCGCCGATGCCGCCCAGCAGGTCGGCGATCGCCACGGCAGCGGAAACCCCGTCGCGAATGTAATAGCCGACCGGGGCGGCCTGCAGGGTGGCCAGCGCATCGAAGGCGTCGCCATCGATGTCGCCGCCATCGATGCCGGCGCGCAGCAGCAGCCGCTCGGCGATCGTCGCGCTGTCGGCGGCGAAAACGCCGGAAGGCGCATCGCCCTCGACATCGGCGGTGACGTCGTAGACCGGGTTGCTGCCCAGCTGGAAAAAACCCTCGGCCAGGCAGGTATCGAATTCGCCGGCCGTCGTGCTGGCGGCCAGCAGCAGCGTCAGGGTGGCGTAATCGTCGCCCGGCGTCAGTTCGACGCCGCCGTCATAGACCATGGAGATGTCCTGCACTTGGCCGTCATGCACCTGGAACAGCAGGTCGAAGGCCAGCACCCGGCGCGGCGTGACGTTCTGGCACCAGCCGAACGCCAGTGGCCGCGGCAGGTTCTTCAGGTCGGCGTCGCCCTCGCCCAGGCCGGTGCCGGCATAGAGGCTGGGCTGCTGCGCCACTTCCAGCCGATGCGCCTGGCCGCGCACCGCCAGCACCACCTTGAAGCGATCGGCCAGCGCCCAGCCATAAGCGGCGCCGGTAAAGACGGTGACGGCATCGTCGATCGAGGCACCCGGCGCGATGCGCCGCAAGGTGACCGCGCGGCCGTCGACGCCGTAGGTCTGCACGATCTGGTCGAGCGCGCCGTCGGCGTTCTGCAATTCGATCTCGCCGAACTGCAGCGCCACGATGCCGGGCGAGCCCGGCGCCAGCGGCAGCGCGCGCGACAGCGCCAGCGGCAGGTTCAGCCGCTGCGGCCATTCCTGATTGGCCGGCGTGTCGTCTGGCAGGGTGCGATATTCGCCGCTGGCGTAACGCAGCTCCTCGACCGTGTTGACGATGGTGTCGAGCGGCGCGGGATCCTCGCCCCAGCACAGATCGCCGAAATCGCTGCGGCCGGTGGTCTCGGCGCCGCCCGGCGGCTGGGCGGCGATCGACAGCAGATAAAGGCTGTTGTCAGCCGCGGTCGCGAATAGAGCGGCCATGCAATGGCCTCCTTATCGGTCATCAACTCCCGCCGCCCGGCGGGAGTGCGAGTGCGGCCGAGTCAGGCCGCCAGGTATCGGCTCGGCCATGTTAGGAATCCCGCAGCACCAGCACGCGCACGCGGCCGGTGAAGGTGCCGGTATGGGGGAACAACTTGAACCCCTTCAGCGCTTCCTTGGCACGGCGCGCACCCGCGAAGCTGAATTTCCTGAACGAGCCGCCGGGAATGACACCCGAGCCGTCGCCCTCGATGTTCGACACCAGCGACGACGGCAGGTTGAAGATCTTGAACTGGCCGGCGCAGCCCTCGCCGATCGTGTCGGCCGAATCCATCTCCGGCCCGACCGGGATCGAGGCGGCGGCGCCGCCGCTGACGCCGACATAGTTGGTCGAAACGCCATCGATCAGCACATCGTCGCGCTCCCACAACTCCCATGAATAGTCGCTGCCGCCGGTGTCCAGCACGTTGTCGGCGCCATAGGTCTGCAGGCGCAAGGTGGCGTTGGTCGACGGCACCAGGTCGAAGATCACCCACATATGGCGGATATCGGCGTCGATGCCGCTCATGACGTATTCGGAGGCCGCCGTCACCACGTCTTCGCCCAGATCCTCCCAGCCTTCCGGCGGCGGCGGCGCCGGCAGTTCGGCGGCATGGAAATCGATCTCGCGCCAGGCGCCGGAGCCTTCGTAGACCAGCACCAGTATGTCGCCGGCGACGGCCGCCAAATTGACGTCGCCGACCAGGTTGAGGCTCGAGGAATGCACCACCGTCTTGGCCGCGGCGAAGCGGAAGGTGACCTCGAAGCCGGCCAGCAGCGCGCCATTGCCGCCCTCGATCGCCACCGTGGTCAGTCCGGTGGTGCCGTCGAGCACGAAATAGCGGCCGCCGGTTGCCGGGATGGTGACGGTGGCGCCGTCGGCCAGGCTGGTGCCGCCCTGTTTGGTATAGGCGCCCAGATGCGCCGGCGTGACGAAGCGCGACGTGTCGGTGCCGGCCAGCGCCTCGGCCAGGGTGGCGCGCTCGGCGGTGCCTTCGACCGTCTCCGACGCCGACGGCACCACGTCCGCCACCATGCCGTTGGTGATCTGCCACTGGCTGGCGATGCGCTGCAGCCGCAGCGCCATGCCGGACTTGAAGCGCCCGGCGGCGACGGCCGCGAGGCCGGACGGCCGCATCTCCATGATCGGCTCGGCGCCCAGCCCGTTGGGGTTGAAAGTGGCGCTGGCGGGAATATCGGCGTCGAGCTTGATGGTGGCGCGCATGTAGTCGCGCAGCGCAAACGGCGCCGGGAACAGATTGGCGGTCAGCGCCGTGCCGCTGGTGGCGGCGGCGGCCGAATGCAGCTCGCCGTCGTGCACGCCATGGAACACGCCGAGATCGACCGCCGAGCAGGTCTTGGTGCCGGCCGAGAAATTGACCGCGGCGCCGGCATTGGACGAGCGCAGGATGACGGTGCGCGCGAGCGTGCCGGGCGTGCCGGCGGTGTAGGTATAGAGCGCCTCCTCCCATTCGGTGGCACCGGAATTCTGCACCCGCAGCGGCACCTGCTGCGCCGATACCATGCCGGCGTCGTCGAGATTGCGGAAGCCCGCGACGGCGCTGCCTTCGCTGAGCGCGCCGGTGCCGGTGGTGGTGGTTTCGAACTTCACCATGCTGGGCAGGATGATGGCCATGCTGGTCGCTCCTACCGTCGGGCCGCGATGCGTGAGACGCCGACCGGGCCGGGCGGCGTCGTGGCCGCCGCCGTGGCGCCGCGCAGCTCGGCGTCGCGGCGGGCGGCGATGAACTGTTCGAGCAGCTGACCCAGCCGCTGCATCATCTGCGACTGGCTGCCGGTGAACAGCCGGCTCATGTATTCGAACATTTCGGTCAGCTTCTCGATGCCCTGGCCGTTACCGCCGAGCATGGCGTTGGATTCGCCGTTGCTGTAGACGCGGGCGGGCTGGAACAGGCGGATGAACTCGCGGCCGCGCTCGCCGACCTCGATCAGGCCCGGCCCGGCTACCCCGCCGCCGGCGAAGCCGGGAATATCCAGATCGCCAAACTGGCCCGCGAGATCGAGGATCTGCTGGTAGAGCGAAGCCGTGGCCGCGCTGGAGGCGTTGAAGGTGCGGCTCCATTGCAGCGCCAGCCGCGCTTCGTTCTGGAACTCGGCGGCGAGCGCGGGATCGAGATTGTCGTTGGCGGCGAAGGCTGCCTGGGCGCGGGCGCGCACGTCGTCGTATTCGGCCAGCGCCAGGTTGTATTGCTCGCGGTTGGACTTGGCCGACAGCGGCCCGAAGGTCAGCTCGTCGACGAAGCCCTGCCAGCTGGCGCCGATCGCTTCCAGCGCCTGCTCGGCCAAAGCCGCGCGCTCCTTGCCGAACAGCTCCTCCAGCTTGTTGATGTCCACCAGCGTGTCGAGCACGCCTTTCTCGTATTGCTCGATCAGGTACAGCGCTTCCTGGCGACGCGTGTCCTGGGCTTCGGCCAGTTGCTGCTGCGCCAGCGCATAGGGATCGGAATAGCCCAGCAGCGCGTCGGCGATGTTCTTGTTGATGTCGCCCGCGAGTGCGTTCAGCGTGCGCTTGCGCTCGGCCTCGATGGCGGCGATGTCGGCGTCGGAGAAACCCCAGGCCTCGGCGTCGGCCTTCATCTCGGCGAACTGCTTCTGGATGGCGCGCACCGCGTCCTCGGCGTCGGTCGACGCCTTGCCGAAATCGGCGATGGCGTTCTTCAGCGAGATGATGTCGACGGCGCGTTCGGCCAGCTGCTCGATGTTCTCGTCGCTGCGGGCGATGCCGGAGAAGCCCTGGCTGGCGACGTCGCTGCCGTACAGCGCCCGCAGCATCGAGGCCAGCCGGTCTTCGGTGGCGGCGAAGAATTCGCGCCCGTTGGGATCGTCGCGGAAGGATTCGCGCCGGCCGCCGACGCCGTTGAGCGCCGCCGACACCATGGCGATCTGCTCCGGCGTCAGCAGGTCGGCGATGGCGTTGTCGATATCGGCCAGGGTCTGCAGGTATGGCCCGGCCGCGTCGCTTTCGATGAAGCGCTCGTTGGAGCCGTCGGAATGATAGCCGATGGTGCCGAACGGCGAGGTCACGGTCGGGCTGCCGCCGGGCTCGAACAGCGAGTCGTCGCCGCCGGTGGTCAGCAGGCGGAAACGCGACTTGGGGAACTTCTTGGGCTTCTTGCCGAACAGCGAGCCGATGATCGGCCCGGCGACCGAGAGCAGCGGCCCCAGGATCTGGCCGACGCCGGGGATCAGCGACACGCCGGCGCCGACCAGCGAGGTGATGCCGCCGATCATGTTGGCGGTGCCGCCCTGCACGATCTGCGCGATGCCGCCGGCGGCGCCGCCGAGGAAGCCCAGCCCCTGGCCCAGGCTGAGACTGTCGAAGTACCCGCCGGCATACGAGACGCCCTGCAGGGCCGACTCGCCGGGAAACAGCATGCCGGTGTTGTAGCCGCTGGCGGCGCCGCTGCTGCCGAACACCGACGACAGCGGCCGCGACAGGAACGAGCCGATGCTGTTGCTGCCGAACAGGCCGCCGATGCCGCCGCCGCCATTGCTCGGCAGATTGCCGGTGCCGGCCAGTGGCGAGGAACCGCCGCCGAAGATCTGGCCCAGCAGGCCGGAGATTCCCCCCTGCCCGCCCGGCGCGCCGCTGGTGCTGAACACGCCCTGGATGGCGACGGTGATCTCGGCCGAGGCGATCTGGATCAGCGCCTTCTTGGCGATATCCAAAAACGACTTCCAGAAATCCTTGGCGTTCTTCAGGCCGCCATCGAACAGCTGCTCGATGGCGTCGGCGCCGAGCTGCTGGATCGAACGCCAGGCCTCGCGATAGGGCTCCAGCAGCAGCTCGCGCTGCTCCTCGGCCTGCTTCTCCGCCTCACGCTTGAATTCCTCGCGCGCCCGCTTGGCTTCGCGGGCGGCGTCCTCGGTCGCCTTCTTGTCGGCATCGCGCGCCTTGGTCACCTGGTAGAGCGTGCGCGCGGTTTCCTCCAGCCGCGCGATCTCGGCCTGCTCCAGCGGGTCCTTGGCTTCCAGCGCGCGGCGCTGCAGGTCGATGACCTTGGCCTGCACGAAGCGCTCTTCTTCCGACAGGCCCAGCAGGTGGATTTCCTGCTCCATCGTCGCGATGCTGTCGGCGACGGCCTTGTGGATCTTGTCCTGCGCCGTCGCCAGCTTCTTCGCCGCCGGATCGGCCTTCTCCAGGCTGGCGGCATAGGCCTTGAGTATCTCGTCGGCTTCGGCCTGCGTCTTGCCGCCCGTCGCCACCGCCTTGGTGAGCACGTCCTGCGCCGCCGCGACCTTCGCCGACTTGGCGGCGCCGGCATCGTATTTCTGCACCAGCTCGTCGACGGCGGCGGCGGCCTCCTTGGCCGCGCGCGCCTGCGCCACCCATTTGGCATCCAGCGCCTTGTCGCTCTCGTCGGTGCGGCGGTCGCGATTGCGCGCCCCTTCCAGCAGCATCAGCAGGTTGAGTTGATCCCGGATGCCTTCGGCGCGCGCATCGCCCGCGCGGTCATAGATCGGCTTCAGCGACCCGTCCGGCTGCTGCACCGTGCCGACCGCGCGGCTACCACCGACGCGGCCGATCTTCTCCAACTCGGTGCGCGCATCGATGATCTGCTGCGTCAGATCGCCGGAAATTCGGCCCGCCACCACCGCGGCATGCGCGCCGATGCCTTCCAGCGCGGCGCCCAGCAGCTTGGAAATGCCGAGCGAATCATCGAGCGCGGCGGCGAGCAGTTTCCAGCCATTGGCCGCGCGCGCGCCCGACTGTTCCATGGTTGCCGGCAGCTTGGCAAATTCCCGATCTGCCTCCCCGGCTGCGGCGATCAGGGCTCGGAATATCCTGTCGGCGCTCAATTCGCCATCGGCGCCCAGTTGGCGCAGCGCGCCGACCGTGACGCCGAACTCCTTGGCGATGGCGCGGCCGACCAGCGGCATGTTTTCCAGAATGGACCGCAGCTCGTCGCCTTGCAGGCGACCCGAGGCCAGCGCCTGCCCCAGCTGCACCGTGGCGTTGGCCACGTCCTGCATTGAGGAGCCGCCGATGCGGCCCAGCTTCAGCACCGTCTCAGTGACCTGCGTCACTTGCGTGCTGGTGACGCCGAGATCGCGCGCCGCCAGGCTGAGACGAGAGAAAGCATCGGCGGCCGTGCCGACGCCAACGCCCACGTTCTGCGCCGCACGCATCACATCGAGAAACACTTCGCGGCTGCGCTCGAACTGGCCGGAGATATTGCCGACCCTGGCCTGCAGAGCGGCCATTTCGGAACCGATATTGGCCATATCGCGCACGAAATTGGCAATTGCGCCGACGGTGAAGCCAGCCGCCAACCCGGCCATGCCGGTCTTCAGCTTGGCGATGCCGCTGTCCAGCAAGGAGACGCCGCCGCCATGGCCGCCGCTGTCCTTGGCCGCCTTGTCGATCTTCTTGATCGCGGCTTCGCCATCCTTCCCCAGCCGCTCCAGCGTCGCGCGCACCAGCTCGCCGTCCTTGACGGACAGGCGGATGGCGACCTTTTTATCTGTTGCCATGGTGCTACTCCAGGCGGGCGCGCAGAGCGGCCGCGAGTTCTTCCTGCGCCTGCCGGGCAGCCACTTCGAGATTGAAGATTTTCTTCAGCCGCACTTGCGGCACGAGAATGAACATGACGACGGATTCGGCGACACGGCCCTGCCGTGCCCGGCCTTTGGTCAACTTGCGATACTGGCCGCGGTCGCCGGCGCGGCCCTTGGCGCGCGTCACGTTGTCCATAACCAGCAGGACATAGCGGCCATCGCTGCCGCGCGGCCTGACCACACGCAGTTCGCGGTTAAAATGCGCCTCGACATCGACCGGCGATTTGCGCTTTCCGCCGCCGCGGCCGCCGCTCTTGGGCACCGCGCCGGTCGGGATCGCCAGCCACTGGCCGCCGGGGCGTTGGATGGTGACGCCATCGGCGAAGGCGCTGACGATCAGCGGCGCCTTGGAATAGACGTAGCCGGCGGGCGACAGCGTGCGCCGCGCGCGCGGCGAGTGCAGCGCCTTGCCGCCGGGATAATCCTTGTTCTGCCAAGCAGCGTTCGCCAGGCGCTGGCCCATGCCGGCGGCCAGCACCTGCTGACGCAGCCGCTGCTTCAGCCGCTCGCTATGTCGCGCAGTAAGGGCGCGCACCTCGGCGCTCTTCTCCTCTTCGAACTCCAACAAGGCGTCGCGGATGGTGCCGACGGTGTCGAACAGCAGGCGCATGCGGCTCTCCACTGACGGAAACGTCGTTGCAGGCCGGCGTGCCGGGCAGCACGCATCCGATTTCGTTCGCTCTCGCCAGCGACCGGCCCCGATCGCATGCCGCCCGACACTTCGTTCAGCCCTTGCCCTCGGGAAACATCTCGGCTTCGAAGGATGCGATCACCGCGAACGCATCCATCAGCCAGGCGGACTGGTCGGCAGCGCCGCCGGCATTCGGCAGGTGACCGGGCATCCTGGCCTGCATGCCGCCGCCGGGCCCGGCAAAGGCGAAGGAGCCGCCGCGGAACATGGCGTAGAGCCGGTAGAGTTCGGTGAACTCGCCCGGCAGGTCGAGCGCCGGGTTGCGGCGGTACTCGTCGCGGCCGATGCACCATGTCTCGCCGACTTCCGGCTTCGCCGGATCCTCGGCTGACCCTTTCAGCCAGTCGGGCCGTCGCGCTAGGACGACGGCGGTTCGGATTTTTTTGCGTCGGATTCCGATACGTTGCCGATGCCGATGGCGCGGAAGCCGGCCAGCAGCAGGGTGAGCGGGTCGAGACCTTCGAGCGATTCGTCGGAGACGCGCCCGTCGACGCGCCTGAACGGCAGCGCAACGGGTTTGCCCGCCGCGTCCTTCAGCGTGCGATGCGGCAGGTTCTGCCAGCCGATGCATTGCTGCTGCAGCGCCAGCAGCGGCGCCACCTCGACATAGAGGTTGCGGGTTTCCGCCATCATGCGGTAATGCGCATCGGCCGCCACCAGCATGCGCTCGACGGTCATCAGCTGCACCTGCTGCTCGTGATCGAGCGCACGCCCCTCGTTGCGGGCCGCCTCGCCCAGCTCGTAGAGCGCCTGGATGGCGCCGATTTCCTCGGGCGTGGTTTCCAGCTTTTCCAGAATGGGGGCGCGCAAGGCGGCCATCTCGGCATCGGACACGGCGCGGCTGCCGACGGCGCTGAGCGCGGCGCGCCAGCGGGCGCGATCGACCAGCGTCATCGGCCGCAGCCAGATGACCGGCTTGGGCGAGGCGCTGTCCTCGTTCCACAGATGCGGCGGGGTGAACGCGATCTTGTCGCGCGGCGAGATCGGCAGCATGGCGAGATGCTCTCCTGTATTGGGCGCGCTGACACGCGCGCACTAATACTCCCGCCGCAGGAAGCGGCGGGAGTTGACGACTTCCGACTCCAGTTACCAGTTCACCAAAAACGCGCCGGCGTCCTGGCCTTGCGGGAACATTCCGACCTGTTCGGCCGAGATGCCCTGGCGATCGGTCGGGCTGTAGGCGGTGAGGAAGGCGGTCGGGAACACCAGGCCCAGGCGGCCGCCGGCGGAAGCGGCGTTGCCGCCCTTCAGCCGGGCATGGACCTGATAGGTGGTGCCGGCGCGCAGGCCCGACAGCAGGTCGCGCGTCGCCACCAGCACGGCGTTGGGGTCGATCTGGCCGCTCATGGCGCGGCTGACCACTTCGGGCGGATCGAAACCTTCGTTGTCGTTGGGGTTGGGCGGATAGGTGGTCTGCACGCCCGAGTCGAACGACATCTGGCTCAGGCCGACCGCGACCCGATCGATGGAGAAGATCGAGCCGCGCCAGATGCCGGGGCGGGTGCCGTCGTAGGACGGCGTCACCACCGCGCCGTCGACCTTGCCCTCGAACAGGCCGGTCATCTGGAAGCTGGCCTTCCAGGCGCCGCCGGCGGTCATGGCGCAGTTGACGGTGCCGCGGCAGCCGCGGAACTTGTAGATCACCCCGTCCATGTGGACGGCGAAGGACAGCGAGGGGATCGACGAGCTGATCGGCTTGAACAGCACGTGCGGCGGGATCGACACGATCGAGCTGGTGTCGAGCGCGACCCCGAAGCTGTCGACCAGGGTGGCGACGCGGCCGGCGGTATAGCCGGCGATCTGCGAGGTGCGCGGCGTGGCGGGATTGCCCGACACCACCACCGGCATGCCGCGATAGGCCTGCTCCGTGTTCGACCACGGCGACTGGGCGGTGAAGCCCGTGGCGCTGCCTGCCGTGGCGGCGACGCCCGCCACCCCGTAGGCAATGGTGACGGAAGCGCCAGCCGCCTCGGCCACCAGGCCGGCGGCGCTGCCGTCGACCTTGGTGACGTCGATCGAACCAGCGGCCGACGCCGTGACGATGAACTCGCCGTTATTGGCGGCGGTGGCGAAGCCGGAGACGTGGATCACGGTGCCGACCGTCAGCGGCGCCAACTGCGAATCGGCGTCGGCGATGGTGTTGGCGTCGGAGACGCTGATCGAAGTGTCGACGATGGTGTTGCGCAGCGCCACCATGTCCCAGGCGCAGCTTTCCATCAGCTTGCCCCATTCCGGCGCCACGCCGGGCGTCGCGCCGCCCTTGAGATAGACGTCGAAGGTGATGCCGCACTGCATGCCGCCGACCAGCGGGCCGCGGCCGTCGAGCGAGCCGGTGACCTCGTTGGTCTCGACGTTCTGCGGATTGAAGTTCAGCACCGGATTCTCGACCAGCACGCCGTCGGTGCTGGTGTTGGGCGCGTCATAGGTGCCGGGCGTGCCTTCCGCCTTGGCCAGCACCGCCGCATTGCGCGAGCGCAAAACTGCCATTTGATTTCTCCTTCAGTGAAAGATTGCCAAGTCGTCAACTCGACGCGGCACGCGGCGAGTGGGAGTGCGCGGCGGTGCCGCGCCTTTAGGACGGACCCGGGGTGAAGGGGTCGATATCCGAAGTCCAGTAATTCAAAGTCAATTTCAGCAGGTAACCTGCAAGGGGATCGTGGCCATCCTCGGTGTCGATCTGCGTTGCGCTCATGCTTTCCTCGCGCAGGTCGGCGATGCCGGCGCCGGACGGCCACCAGCCGTCGGCCAGCAGATGCTTCAGGGTCTGCGCGTAAAGTTCGTTGATGGCGGCGCCGGCGACGGCGAAGATCTCGAGCTCGATCGCCAGCGAATATTCCTTCACCGCAGACTGTTCGGCGGCGACGTCCTGGTCGCCCTCGTAGAGATCGATGGCGTTGCCGCTGGTGGCCGGCGTCGCCGGGTTGCGGCGGATGGTCGGATTGCCCGGCACCGTGGCCAGGCGCGCCGCGATCGCGGCGACGGCGAGCTCGCGCACCGCGGTCGGCATGGCCGATTATCCTTTAGGGCTGCTTCGCCAGATCGAGCCGCCACACCAGGCCGGGCCGATCGACGGTGAAATCCTTGACGGTGAAAGTGCCGCCGCCGGGCACCGCCTCGCAGTCGGCGATCACCAGCGTCGCTTCCTTGACCGGCGTGGCGACTTCCGAAGACCGCAGATCGGCGGTCCAGGCGCGGGCGACGCGGCCGCGGCCGATGCCCGATTCGCTGCTGCCGCCGCGCACGATCACCGTCACGTCGACGGGCGATCCGGCGGGCGGCGTGTAGGTCGCCGCCGCACCGAACGCCGCGAAAGCGGCATCCGGCACGACGGCGAAGGTGGTGGTCATCGCCCGCTAGGCAGCCGCGGTGATGCCAGCGGCTTCCAGCGCGGCGATGATCGCATTGATTTTGGTGCCGAGTTCCTTGGCCAGCTCGTTGAACTGCGCCTCGGTCGGGTTGGTGCCCGAGGAGTCGGTCAGCGCGCCGTTCGCGGTCGCCGCGGTGATGTTGGTGCCGAAGGTCAGCGCCGGGATATTGGCCTGCGGACCCTCCGCCGTCGCCGGCGCCGCACCATTGAGGCGGACGCGGCCCGTGGTGTCGCCGGCGCCGTCGGCCACCGCCTTGACGCAGGTGCCGATCAGCATGCCGGCGGCGCCGTCGCTGGTGCAGCGCTTGTTGCCGTTGTCCCAGTAGATCTTCTGGCCCACGGTCCAGGCCTGCGAGCCGACCTTGACCAGGTCGTACACGCCGACGGTGATGCCTTCGACTTCGGCGGCGTTGTCGGCGGCATTGGTCGCGACAGCGAAGATGCTGCCGACCTGGAAGCCGGCGCCCGAGGCGACGGCATAGGGCGCGGTCAGCGGCAGCGTCGCGCCGATCATTACGAAATTCTTCATGTGTCTCTCCTTTGAGACGAGGGGAAAGGGGGTGTCGGACAGTCGTTAACTCCCCGCCCTTGCGGGCGGGGAGTGCGAGTGCGCGCGGGTCAGCGCGCCTCGTGACGGGTTTCTACGTGTACGGGTTCTTGAACAGCCCGCGATAGTCGATCGCGCCGCCGGCGAAGTCGTGCCGCGCCTTGATCTCGACGCCATCGACCTCCCAGCCGATGCGCTGTTCGGTGTGCACGCCCTCCTGGCCGGAGAGGTAGCAATACTCGAGGGTGTCGACCAGGTTCGGCGCGCAAGCGGCGTACCAGGTCTTGTCGTCGGCCGCCTCCAGCCGCGGCTCGGAGATGATCTGCAAGGTGCCGGCGAACACATTCACACCGCTGGCCCCGGTCGGAACGTAGGCCGTGGCCATCCATTTCTGCGCGGTGGTGAGCTGCGACGGCGGCACCATCAGGAAGGCCGGCGACAGGTTGAGCGTGCGGCCTTCCTCGGCAGCGCTGGGCGGGATGCCCTTCTGCATCGAGATCATCTTGCGCATCTCGCTAAGGGTAGTTTCATCGATCGCGCCGGCAGTGCCGAGATTGTCGTGGTCGCCATGGAACAGCGCCACGGTATCGCTCATCACCACGTTCTCGACGATCAACGCCCACATGATGTCGCTTTCCAGCGCCGCGGCCGAGGCGCCGAACTGGGCCGGCACGCGGGTGAAGGCGTCGATGTCGTCGTTGATGAGCGCCTTGCGGGTGATCGCCACGATGCGGCCATAGGTCGACAGCGCGTAGCTTTCCTTGCTCTCGCCCAGGCTGCCGCGGGTATATTCGCCGTTCTCGTTGACCTTGACGAGGTTGGGCGAGCCCGACAAAGCGACGCGATTGATCGGCTTGAAGTCGGTCGCCGACACCTGGCGGCAGAACGGCAGGAAGGTGCGCTGATATTCCTGATAGGCCTGGCGCAGCGTCTTGTTGGCGACGTTGGCCAGGATGTTCGGGAAGTCGGACGTGCCCAGCATGCCGCCGGCGCGCTGCATGCCGAGCGCGACGGCTGCGAACTCCATCAGGTCCATGCCGCGGCTGCGGACGTTGTGGGCGTCTTCCAGGTAGGCGCGGGCCAGTTCGCGCAGCGACAGGGAGCGATACTGGCGGCCCTTGTCGGTGAGCTTGTTCTTGTTCGGATCGGCGCGGTGCAGCAGCGACTCCTCGACGCCCTCGCGCAGCGTGTCGCCGGCGTCGCGGGTGATGCGCACCTGGGCGCGCTCCTGGCTCTGGTCGGAACCGGCGGCCAGCTTGTCGAGGATCTTGGCGCGCACGGCATCGACGGTGATGCCGGCGTCCTTGATCCAGGCGTCCTGGTCGGCGGCGTCGACGCCGTGCTTACGGCACAACTGGCCGATGTCCAGGGCGCGCTGGGTGGCGGCCGCGGCCGCGACGCCAATCTGTTCCGGCGTCAGGGGCGGCTTGTTCTTGTCGTTGCCCTGCGCGCGCTGCTCGGCTTCCGCCGTCGCGATCTTGCCGCGCAGATCCTCGGCCAGGGTGCGCGCCTGGTCGAACTCGGCGCCGCCCTTCTCCTTGTGCTG